AAGTGGAAAAAGGGTCACTTGTAATTGTAGGGGATAACCTTGCCGCTGTTGTAGGAGGTAAAGCATATCCTGTAACCGTAATTGACAAAACGAACGCCGCTTATGACGTTTTAACAGTTGGAACAACCTTAGGAGTTGCCCTGACAGCCGGTACTGGTCTTTTCATCAGCTCTGCCACTGGCGCAGCCGCCGCTGTTTACGCAACAGCCGCAAAAGGTTTACTTTATCAGGAAACAAAAGTAGCGGTCAATGAACCCGTTGCAATTGCCATTCATGCGACCGTTTACGCTCGCAGGATCCCGGTTGTCACACCTGAGATTAAGGCCTTGCTTCCTCAAATCTCTTTTTCACAATCATTTTAATTAAGGAGGAAAATAAGCTATGGCTGAAAAAGTAAAAAATATGTTTGGCGTTTACGCTGACAAAATGCAGGTTGTCATCGACAAAGCTGCTGATAAATTCGCTCCGGTTTGGTTCAAGAACTATTTTGACTGGGGCACTCCTACCACTTCGCTGACATTCGTGTCTGTGATTGGTCGTTCACGTATTGAGGCGGCTGCTTCCATCGTGGACCGTAACTCTCCCGCACCTATCCGCTCTCGTCAGGGATTGGAAAAAATGAGCGGAACCGTTCCGGCTATCAAAGAATCGTTCGCAATGAATGAGGAAGAATACAGGAACTATCTCACTGTTCAGAACATGAGTTTGAGTGAGGAGGCTAAGCGGTCGCAGTTACTTGACCTGATGTTCGGTGATCTTAAGAAAGCGGGTGATGCAGCGTTGAAACGTGTTGACGTTATGGTTCTTCAGGCTTTGTCACTCGGAAAGGTAACGGTCAACGCCACGAACAACCCTGATGGATTGAACTTGGTAGATATTGATCTTGCAATGCCATCTACGAACTTCAAGACTGTGATTGAAAAATGGAGCGTTTTTGCTACCGCCGATCCTTTTCAGGATATTCAGACAATCGTTAAAAATGCGGATGCTGAAAAAGGACTTATGTTTGAAAAGATACTGATGACGCTTAATACCTTTTGGAAACTCCAAAAATGTGCAAAGGTTGTCGCCGGGCTTAATGCTTTTTATCGTTTGGATTCGAAGGCTCAGACCCTTGGCACCTTAGAACAGATCAATCAGTTCTTAACAGCAAATCAATGGCCTGTTATTGAGATTGTGAACGTCACGGTCGGCATTGAGAAAGATGGCATTATCAATCCTTACAAGCCTTTCAATGATACTTCGGTGAGTTTTATTCCTTCGGGCAAACTTGGTTTGATCCATAACGCTTTTGCGATTGAACAGATGATGCCGGTACAAGGTATCAGCTATGCTACTTTCGAGAAAGTTCTATTGAAGAAATACTTCACGTCTAACCCTTGGGGCGAATTCACTGATTGCGAATTGAACGCTTTCCCGGGGGTTGAAGCTATCGACAGGATCTATATCCTTGATGTAGAAACCAAGACCGCCTAAACCGTAAGGTATGACCAATCTTGAAGCAATAAGGAACGACATTATCTATCCTCTTGAGGATGGAAAGCTCGAAAAGGCTTTACTTGACAGAGGAGTTGACCCTGCAGAGGGTTACTCCCTGTTGACTAAAAAAGTTATTGAGCTTGTCCGGGCTGACCTGTACGTGAAATTGATAACGGCCCCAAACCTCACGGAAGCGGGAACCACTATAAACGTAACGGAGAAAACCTCAATCATGAAGATAGCTTCGGCTACCTACCTGAAAAACGGAGAGGCCGATCCTTTTGCTGTAGCTGGCCCAATTGTAACCGGAGTTAGTTGTTGGTAAGATGAAAAACGGAACACTTAAATATTCAATGGTCACAGGCGGGGGGTTCGACGGAAACAACGATCCAATCCCGGTTGTGACTTCTTGGAGTGATCCGGTTGACTGCCTTATCATCACCAATACCCGAAACGGCAAAGGCACTTATGCTGATGGGAAGTTCACCGTTTGCGCTTATGAGATCCATATCGATAAACAGCCTTTCACGTCGAAAAGAATACAGCTGACGAACAGCCGCGGTCTTGATCTCGGAGAGTTCCAGGTACAGGATGTTCAGTTCTTGGATTTAGTCCGAAAAGTTAAAATTATCGTCTGATGGGAATAGTAATGACAACGCCACCGGCACAAATCGAACAGCAACTTACGGAGGAAATAAACCGAAAGGTTAAGGCCGTTATCAATGCTTTTGAATACGTTGGTGTGCAATGCCAGAACGAAGCCAGGACGAATAAGACGTATAAGGATCAGACAGGAAATCTGAAAAGCTCAGTGGGTTATGTCGTTTTACTTGACGGTAAAGTATTGTCAGGTGCTGAATTTGATTCTAACGAAGGTGGCGAAAATGGTAGTTATATCCTTGAAAGCATTATGTCAAAACCGTTTGTATCAACTGGAGTCGCGCTGATCGTAGTCGCTGGTATGAATTATGCCGCAGCCGTTGAAGCCAGAAACTTTAATGTCTTGACAAGTGCTGAACTACTCGCAGAACAATTGGTGCCACAACTCATGCAACAACTTGGATTCACAACTACGAAATGAGAAAGACAGGATCAGAAATAGAGTCAGACGTTTACGCGATTATTCTCGCCAGTCAACTTAAGACGGTAATAACCGGAAGCCTGTACAAAGAAGGTATGCGTCCGATCGACGCTAAAACCGAGGACGCCGTTGTTTCGTTCATGACGGGTTTAGACAGTCAAATACAGACAGGGGTTGTGAACGTCAATACCTATGTTCCTGATATCGATATGGGAAGTGGGTCAATGGTAAAAAACGGTTCTCGTTGTCGGGTTTTGGAGATCCTTATCGATTCAATCGTTCATGAGCTCGTACCAGGTGAATACCGTTTCGTGCTTGGTGCAATCGTACAAACTTTTGCCGCGAGTGAAATCAATCAGCATTTTGTAAATGCAAAGATCAAATTTGAATTAGCAACTTTTTAAAAATTAAATATTATGGGTGTATTATCATGGGGGAAACCCACCGTTGAAGTAGCCGCCTATGTCTTGGGAGTGGCTCCGCAAAAGAGGTATGTTTTATCAAAAGCCAACATTCTCGCAGATACCACCATTGAGATTCAAAAGGGATCTGGTGTAGTAGTTGGCGATGTTATCGGTTATGGCAAAAAATCAGTCGCTTGTACTGTTGTTGTTTCGACCGATCCGGTTAAGGATGTCGTAACCGTGACAATGGGTGTTGCAATTCCGATCGGATCCTGTCTATTTGAATCATTGGCCGCTTCGCCTACTGCCGCCGTGGAAAAAGCTACATGGGTAGCCTTATCCCCGATCAAACAGGACAGCACGAAGTTGACCACTACCAAAGGGGCAAAGACCGAAGCGAAAGAAGAAGGCGGCGGTTTAGTTGATGTAAAGTTTGATAAAAACGGATACACGCTCGAAGCTGAGTTGTACGTTAAAAAAGGATGGACCCGCCCTATTGTTGACTCTGACGGACTAGTGTCGCAGAGTTACATGGCGCGCCTTACTCCGGAAGATCCGACAATGGAGGGTTTTGTTTTAGACCGTACGTCGGTGCAGTTGGAAGAAATCTTCACCGCAAAAGACGGGAAGACAATCAAATATACCTTCGAAGGACTTGTTCCTGCAACCGGAGATATTTTGAAAGAGTATGTTGCCCAGTAAGGCAAGATTCTGATTATGTGGAACCTTCATTCGAGCTATTAACTCTGTTAAAATTGAGATGCTAATGTAAGGGCAGGGTTCGACTCCCTGATCAGAACTAAACTTGATTACCCCATGAAAAAGACAATTGAATCAAAGGTCGCGGATGCGATTTTGCAGAGAGAACGAACGATCAAGATCGGGGACAAAACCTATCAGGTAGCGCCTCCCAGTACGGCTACCCTAATACTCGTTTCTGAACTGGTCGCACAGATGCCCGTGGTTGACTCTGAAACAAAGCAGACAATGACAGAGAGTCTGAGAATTGCAAGAGATTGCAAGGTAATCGGCGATATCATTGCGACAATGATACTTGGGGCTAAAGCGTTAAAAAACAAAAGGAAGTTCTTTTCTCGCAGTAAGGCCAAAGCCGAATTGGCAGAAGAAATACTGCTTAATATCAAGCCCTCCGACTTGTATGTGATGACGCAGGAACTTTTGCAGGGTATGGAAATATCTTTTTTTTTCGGCATTTCTACTTTCCTGAGCGCAATAAATCTGACAAAGCCGACAAAGCCGACAAGAGAAGAAACGATTCAATCTGGGCCATTGTCGCAGGAGTAGCAAAGATATA